GTACGCGTCGGCTCGTGCTACTGCGCCGGATCGTCGACGCGAAAACTCCGATCGGCGACGGCTGAATGCCGACCACGCACGAAAAGGTCTCGATCGACGTCAAAGGCGCGACCGAGACGATCCGCGCGTTTTCCCGGTACGGCCGCGACGTGAACCCCGACCTCCGCGACGCCGGCCAGGCCGCCGTCGACCGGATCGCGCCGCTACTGGTGCACGCGATGGAGGCCGATGGAGGCCCGTCCGCGCTCGTCGCGCGTTCGATCGTGTCGCGCCGGGACCGTTACCCGACGATCAAGGCCGGCGGAGCGAAGGCCGTCACCACGTCGCGCCGGATCCGAGGCCGCCGACCTCGAGCCGGCGACCTGTTCTTCGGCGCGGAATTCGGTGGCCGTGGCCGGCCGACGACCCAGCAGTTCCGCGAATGGCGCGGCAATCGTGGCTATGCGTTCTATCCGACGTTGCGCGACCACCGATCCGATGTCGTGGACGCCTGGCAACTGTCCTTGAACCGGCTCGCCGAGAAATGGGCGCGCGGTGGTAGCGAATAACCGCGACTTGACCGTCCAGTTCAAAGGCGACGCGACCGGGATCAAACACGCGTCGGAGGAATCGTCGACCGCGCTCAAGAACGTCGGCGAGGCCGCGTCCGGCCATGGCGGCCTGCTCTCGAAGCTGACACCCGTTTTCGATCCCATCTCGCTCGTCACTCAAGGCCTCGGCATGCTCGTCGATGTCGGAAAGGAATTCGTACAGACCGCGATCGATTCGAACAAGTCCGCCGCCGCGCTCGATGGTGTCCTCCGGAACGTGACGCACTCGACGAACAACCAGGTCGACGCCCAGGAGAAATGGCTCGAAGGCCTCTCGACACAAGTCGGGATCATCGACGACCAGCTACGCCCCGCGTACGCGCGTCTCGTCTCCGCGACGCACGACACCGGCACCGCGCAATCGGACCTGAAACTCGCGCTCGACGTCGCCGCCGGCACCGGGAAGGACTACAACTCGATCGTTGACGCGATGGTCAAAGCGCAGAACGGGAACACCGGCGCCCTCGGCCGCCTCGGAATCGCGGTGAAGGACACGCACGGAAAGATGCTGCCCCTCGCCGACATCATCGACCAGCTGCACTCGAAGTACGACGGTCTCGCCGCGAAGGTCGCCGATCAGGATCCGCTCAACAAGATGCAGGTTGCGTGGCACACCGTGGAGGAAGAACTCGGCAACGCCCTCCTTCCCGTCATCCAGAACCTTGTGGACTGGATCGTGAACAAGGCACTCCCCGCGTTCATGATCTTCGTCGCCTGGCTGAAAAACGAATGGGCGAAACTCGGCCCGATGCTGGCGGGACCGTGGCAATCCCTGAAAACCGCGTTCGATGACCTCGGCAAGTCCCTGAACCCGCTGGTCGGATCCGGGCCGAACGACAAGAACGGAAAGATGTGGCTGGCCGTCCTGGCCGGCGACATCCTCGCCGCCACCGCGCAACAGATCGCGTGGAACATGAAGATCCTTTCGATTCAGATCGAAGGGATGGCGACCGTCCTCGCATGGATCGAAGGAGTCTGGCGCGGCTTCGCGGACTTCCTCACCGGCCCCGTGCTCCGCGCCGTTGGCTTCCTCGAACAAGGGTTCGTGTCACTCGGATCGGTCGCCGCCGGTGTCGCAACGTCCATCTGGAACGCGTTCAAGGACGCCATCAACTGGATCATCCGCGCCTGGAACGCGACCATCGGCAAAATCTCGCTCCACATCCCCGGCACCAACATCGGGTTCAACGCGCCGCAGATCCCGCAGATACCACTCAGCGCCGGCGCCGGCGCGATGGCCGCGCCGTCCGGCTCGAGCGGATCCGTGATCAACGTCAACCTTCCGTCCGGCACCGATGGTCACGCGATCGTCGCCGCGCTCCGCACCTACAACGTCCGCGTAGGCGGCCTCGACCTGGCCCTACGCTCGACCCGCTGACGCGATGGCGACCGCGATCCCCTGGCCGCCGGTGCAGCCGGGACCGGACGACAGTGGACCGCTCGCCGGCGAGGTACGCGTCTACATCGCGCTCCCGAACCCCGCGGACGTGTGGGACGTCGCCCGATGGGATCAAGGCCGATGGGACGCGCAGCTGTCGAACCCGACGATCCTCGACGTCACACCCGACTGCGATGGGGTCGACGTCACCTACGGCCGGAGCGACACGACGTCACACCAGGAGCCGATGTCGTGCCGGTTCAGTCTCAACAACCGGAATGGTGACTACACGCCGTGGCAGGACTCACCGGCACGCCGGCGACGCTGGTTCCTCGGCGCGCCCGTCCGTGTCGCGTCGAGCACCGGACCGCTGTTCACGGGCTACGTGTCGAACATGGCCGAGCTCGACGCGACGCTCGACGACGAAGAGCGTCTCGTCGCGTTCGCGTGCACGGGACCGGCCGGCCTGCTCGCCGCCGCGAACGGGACCGAACAACCCTCGCAGGGCGCGAACGAGACCGCGGGCCCGCGTATCGCCCGGATCATCGCCGCCGCGTATCTGCCCGCGTGGATCCCGTCCGCGCTCGACGCCGGCACCGTCCCGATGCAGGCCACCACCCTCGCGGGTGGCGCACTCGAGGAAATCTGGCTGACCGCGGATTCCGATGGTGGCGCGTTCCTCGAGGACCACGACGGGACGCTCGTCTACCTGACCGCCGGCACCCTCGACAACCAACCCCGCTACACGACGCCACAGGCGATCTTCGTGGACGACACGCCGACCGACCCGACCCTGACCGTCGAATGCATGACGTCGTTCACCGCGACCCTTTCGACCGATCACGTCATCTCGACCGTCTCGATCGCCGCGGCCGGCGGGACCGAACACATCGCGGCGAACCCGGCGGATCAATGGGCCGGCGAACGCACCTACGGCCGACACGACCTGATCTACGCGGACGAGTCATACGGCGCGTACCTGGCGACGATGACCCTCGACCGCCTCGGACACGCCGAACTGTTCCTCGACCCGATCAGCTTCGACCCGCTCCTGTCGAACGTGAACTGGCAGACCGCGCACACGATCCGCCCCTACGACAAGATCCGCCTGATCCGCACCCGCGACGCGGAACGCCTCGACATCGCCGCGTCGGTGGATCAGGTTCACCACACGATCACGAACCTTGGCTGGACGGTCGATGTGACCTCGAGTCCCGGCGATCAACGTTTCAGCTACGCGCGGTGGGACGTCGCACAGTGGAACGTCGACCGATGGACCTGACATGACCGTCGCCCGGAAGGCCGCCACCCTCATCGTGTTGGGCGCCCTCATGCTGGCCGCCGCGATCACCGTCCTGGCCCGGAACCGCTCGACGGACCTCGACCTGCTCGCCGGGATCGCGCTCGCCGGCGGCCTGGCCGTCATCGTGAACGAACTTCCGACCGACAAGGAGTAACCCCATGTCCGACCTCGAGCTACCGGCACCGCTCGCCGCGCCACCCTCGCCGAACCCCAACGACATCATCGCGAGCACGTGGGGCGATTGGGTCCATACCGAAGTGTTGAACCGGAGAATCCTCGCCTACGCCGAAACCACCACGAACCAGGGCGGTATCGGTAGCACCGGGACCGATGTCACCGGCCTCTCGTTCACCGTCACGACCCTCGCGAACCGGTACTACGAACTGTCCGCCGGCCTCTACGTGACCGCGTCGGTCGCGAACTCCCTACTGGTCGGCTCACTGTGGGTCGACGGCGCGCAACAGGCCGCGTCCGGATCCGCGTCCGGAGCCGCCAACTACGGGATCACCGTCGCACTCCGCCGAATCTTCAAAGCACTCGCCGCCGGATCGCACACGTTCAAGGTTCAACTGTTCTGCACCCTGGCCGCGACCGCGACAGTTCAGGCCGCGCCGACGAATCCCGCGTTCCTCACGCTTCGCGACCTCGGACCGCTCGCGTTCTAGGGACGAAACGTCACGACGTACGCGCCGGCGCCGGCGGCCTCGCCGCCGCCGCGAAAACCGGAAGCACTCAGATCACCCGGCCCGCGGCGACACTCCACGTGAGTCATAGCTTTTTCGCCGCGCGCGTGAAGTAGGTACTCCACGCGGCACGCGGCCGGCGAACGCGCGACGATGGCCGACCCGCGGCCGTGGCGACGGACTGCCGGTGTCCCCTGACATCCCGCCGCCCTGGCCGCGGAGACTTCGACCGCCCCGACCAAGCGAGCGACGGCCCGACCGGTAACCCCCGTTCGGGCCGTCGAACGGGCCGGCTCAGTCGAACGCCTCGAGG